TGGGCAGAACGACTCGGTATGCCTAATCTTACTCCGCGTTGGATTCTACAATATTGGGGCACGGATGTATGCCGTAAAAGTTTTCATGATGATATTTGGATTGCCAGTTTAGAAAATAAACTACGTAACAGCAAAGACGATATTGTTATTTCAGACTGTCGTTTTCCTAACGAAATCAAATCAATTAAAACTGCTGGCGGTATTGTTATTCGTGTAAAACGCGGCGAAGAACCAGAGTGGTATGAAGATGCTGTCAATGCGAACCGCGGCGAAAATGGAAATTTTTCCTGGGCGACTAGTCGTAGTAGACTTGAAAAGCTAGGCATCCATGCTAGTGAAACTGCTTGGGTAGGCACCAATTTTGACCATGTTTTTACCAATGACGGCAGTATCGATGACTTATTTGCCAAGGTTAAAGGTCTGGTACAAGATCCCCTTGACGCCAGCGAACGCCCTCTTTATGTAGGACTCTCTGACAGTTTGCACATACAGTCTTAAGATTAGCGGGACGGCAATTGTTTAAATCTCCGTCCACATGAAACACAGCAAACACTTCTTTGTGTGAACTTTTAAACCCGCATTTATCACATGCGGGTTTCATTTTATAACCAGCTTGTTGCCACCGCGGCTGTTTAACACCTCGTAAACACGATCCACAGTATTTTCTATAATAAGCAGTGCCTTCCTTGTAGTAATTAATCGCTACAGGAGCACGGCCACAGCTACATAAAGGTCTCATACGATATTTAAGCCTTTTCGAGACCTTTTTCATAGCGTCTATTAGGTATAAATGGACAAATTACACTAAATACAATTAGAAATCGTATTCATTGGAGATCAACAAATGGCTCAATTAAGTTCACCAGGCGTAAGCGTAACAGTTATAGACGAATCGTTCTATACTCCTGCCGCTCCTGGAACAACCCCGTTAATTATCGTAGCATCAGCTGAAAACAAAGCTAATGGTTCAAACACTGGAACAGCACCTGGAACACTTGCCGCTAACGCTGGTAAGGTTTATTTGCTAACTAGTCAAAAGGACTTGGCTGATACTTTCGGTACACCTGTATTCAAGACAGATGCAAACAACAACCCAATCCACGCTGGAGAACAAAACGAATTTGGTCTACAATCAGCTTACAGTTATTTAGGTGTAAGTAATCGTGCGTTTGTTGTTCGTGCTGGCATTGACTTAAATCAATTAGACGCAAGAGCAGACGCTCCAGCAGGCCAACCATTGGATGGTCAATATTGGTTAGATACTTCAAGCACTAAGTTTGGTATTTTCCAATGGAATTCATCGCTTGCAACTATTCCAGGCGGACAAACATTTAGCAACAATATTCCTTTAGTTATTACTACAGACAGTAAACTAGATCCTGCTAACGGTTACGGTCCAAAGCAAAGCATTGGCGCACTTGGTGCTTATGCTGTTGTAGCACACAACAGTGAATATACACTATGGTATAAAAAAGCAAAAACACATACTGCCGCTGGCGCTTGGGTAGAAGTTGGAAGTCCAGATTGGAAAGCCAGCTGGCCATCAGCACAAGGTACAACTGCTAGTCCAGAGATTGCTTCTGAAGATATGTTTACTATTAAAGTTGACGGTTCAAATCATGACTTTACTGGTTATGCTTCAGTTAGCTTACTAGTAGCGGCAATCAATAATCACACTGAAGATACTGGTGTTTCCGCAGAAATCATCAATAGCCGTGTTGAATTGTACAACGACGGTTCTGTAGATTCTGCTTTCCAACTATTAGGTTCAACTGTAGCTAAGTTAGGTTTAATGGAAAACGGAATTTATCTAGCACCTGCATTAGAAATTAAACCGCATACACAAGTTCCACTGTACAAGAGAACAGACAATGCCGCAACAGAGCAAGGTTTACCAACTGGATCTGTTTGGATTAAGACAACAGAACCAAACTTAGGAGCTCGTTGGAGAGTTAAAGTTTACAATGAAGCAACAATGTCTTGGGTTGAAAAATCATCTCCAGTCTATCCAACCGCATCAGCGGCTTTGAAAGGCCTAGACAATACAGGTGGCGGAATCAACTTAACACAAGGTTCTTTATACATCAAGAGCAATGTTAACGAAGAAGAATCTAGCCCATCTGGAGCGCATCGTCCAGCACACGCTAACTTTAAAATTTATGTTAGAAAGTCAGCAGGATTAACTGAAATTGTTTCAGCAAGCGATGTTTCATTTGGTACTAATGGTACAAATACATTTAAAATCCAAGAATCAGTTAAAGGTAAGGCAACATTATCTGATGAATTATCAGTGTCATTTAACGGTGTCGACGGTGTTGATGGATTTATTCAAGCATTAACTGCCGCACTAGCAGATACAACATGGAATTCAGCTTCAATTACATCAAGCATTACAGTAACTAAAAATGCACTAGGTCAAGTAGTTATTCATCACGCAACAGGCGGTGAAATTGTGTTTAGTGAAATGGCTGGTTCTCCAATTGCAGATTTGTTCACACCATTTGCAGTTGATGTAGCAGGAAATACAACAGGTACTATTAACTTCTACGAAAGCCCATCAATGCATGGTGATTTTGTTGCAAGTTTATGGACACCATACGCTGATATTACTTCAGCGGCAACTGCGCCAACAACTGAAGCCGCAGACGGACAGTTGTGGTATAGTTCTATGATTGACGAAGTGGACATTATGGTTCACGACGGTACAACATGGGTTGGATATCTAAACAAAGATGTTCCACCAGGCGAACAAGCAACATGGATCGGTGGTCCAATTGTATCAGCAACTAAGCCAAAAACTAATCCAGACGGTGGAAGTTTATGGACTGGCGATTTGTGGATCGACACTAGCGATATTGAAAACTATCCTGCTATTTACAAATACAACAAAAACTTAGCCAAGTGGATTTCAGTAGACACTGGCGACCAAACTACAGAAGATGGTATTGTGTTTGGCGATGCACGTTGGAGTGGCGCAGGAGACGATATCGTTCCTGACAGCATACAAAAACTATTAACATATGATTTCTTAGATCCAGATGCTCCAGATCCAGCATTATATCCAAAAGGTATGTTGCTATGGAACTTGCGTAGAAGCGGATTTAATGTAAAACGTTTCGTACACAACTATATTGATCCAACTAAAGATAATCCTCGTCAAGACGGTGCATCAATGATCGACTACTATGTGAACCGCTGGGTAACAGAATCAGCAAACCAAGACAATGGTGCTGGTACGTTTGGACGTAAAGCACAACGTAAAGTTGTAGTACAATCACTACAGTCTTTAGTTAACAGCAATCAACAGCTACGTGACGAAGAATCAAGAATCTTTAACTTGATTGCTTGTCCTGGATATCCTGAACTAATTGGTGAAATGGTATCTCTAAACTACGATCGCGGACTAACAGCATTTGTTGTTGGTGATACACCTGCAAGATTACATGCAGATGCAACAAGCCTAAACAACTGGGGTAAAAATACCGCAGGTGCTGTAGAAGATAACGATATTGGATTAGTCAGTAGCGATGAGTATTTAGGCGTGTTTTATCCATGGGGTTATACTAGTGACAACGTAGGTAACAACATTGTTGTTCCACCAAGCCACATGATTTTACGTACTATCGCTCTAAGCGACCAAGTCAGCTATCCATGGTTCGCACCAGCTGGTACACGTCGTGGTGGTATTACTAATGCAACAGCAGTTGGTTATATCACAGCTGAAGGCGAGTTCCAATCAGTTGCATTGAACACTGGACAGCGTGATACACTATCAGCAGTTAAGGTTAATCCAATTACATTCATTACAGGTACAGGATTAGTTAACTATGGACAATATACTCGTGCTAAGAACGCAAGTGCATTGGATCGTATTAACGTAGCTCGCTTGGTAATTTATCTACGTCGTCAATTCAGTCAATTGGCTAAACCATATGTGTTTGAACCAAACGACAAGATTACTAGAGATGAATTAAAAGGTGCGGCAGAAAGTCTATTGTTAGAACTAGTAGGCCAACGTGCTCTATATGACTACATTGTAGTTTGCGACACAAGCAACAATACACCTGCAAGAATTGATCGTAACGAACTATATTTAGACGTTGCTATTGAGCCAGTCAAATCAGTTGAATTTATTTACATTCCACTACGTTTGAAGAACACTGGTGAAATTGCAGGCTTAACAAAATAACGGAGCATAAAACATGGCAATCGCAAGTTTATCTAAATTTACCGTACCGCTAGCAAGTGATCAAAGTGCTAGCGCACAAGGTATGTTAATGCCCAAGTTAAAATATCGCTTTAGAGTGATGTTTGAAAACTTTGGAGTATCAACACCAACAACAGAATTAACAAAACAAGTTCAAGACGCGGCTCGTCCAAGTGTTAGCTTTGAAAACCAAAAGATTATGGTTTATAATTCAACTATCAACTATGCAGGCCGTCCTACATGGGCTGAGATGACTGTTAAGTTACGTGATGACGTAACAGGTTCAGTATCTAAGTTAGTAGGCGAACAGATGCAGAAACAAT